GCTAAAGCTCGTCCGATGGCAGAGGTTTCTGCATTTTCAAGAGCCGAAGTCTGATTCGCACCAGGACCACCATCAATCTCGAATGCCAGACCCGTGGCCTTCGGGAGATTGTTTGCTTGGTCGCCAGCAGTAAGGTAAACCGCTGCGCCAACAACCCAAGTCGCCACAGAGCGGTCAGTAGTAGTTGTAAGGTTCTGCGTGATAATGCGTCCATCGGGATACTCCTTGTAGAACTTCCTAATTCGTTCTTCAACAGTTTCATAAGTAGATAAATCAAAGCGTGGCATTTTTCCTCCTAGATCCAGCTTGTGCCTTTTTTGGTGATAACCAGTGAGGGCGAGCTGCCTCTCATCTGGCGTGTAACTATGCGTTCCGAGTTGACAGTTCCATACTTGGCTTTACCCATGCTGTCCATCACCTCAGACTTGACCCTCAGAAGCTCAGAATTGGCCCTATCAGCCCTTTCCTGGGCCTGGAGTAGTAAAACCCCTACCTGACCGAGTTCGTGGTCCCTAATCTCAATCTGCGGGTTCTCAGCCCTAACTGCCTGGTAGGTGCTTTCCGAGCCATCCCACTCAGGTTTTTTGTCTGACTGAATTGAAGCCCAGAATTGGTCAATCATTTCGTTCTGTAGGTCTATGGCCGATGCAATAAATGGCACGTCGTATTCGTTCCAGGTCATACCTGCAACAGCCACGATCATGCCGCGCTGAATCTTCAGCACACCCATGTAGTGCAAGATCTGAGCCATGTAGGACGGCGGAACCCATTCCCACGTGCTTCGAGCTGTCTTGACCTCAATGACCATCATCTCCTGCGTGGTCTTGTGAATAGCTATGGCATCAGGGTTAGCGTGGCGGTATTCACAATCGCCGTCTGCGTATGTGCCAGTTGTATAGACATCCCAATCAGGATGCTCCTCCATCCACAGTTTTAGGATTGGCTCCTCAAAAGCCTTACCAAACCGAATTGCCCAGTTCTCTTGAATCTCAGATGGAATCCTGCCTGTCTTTTTGGCCCATAAAGCGTAGGCGCTCTCGTAGGGGTTTAGACCGAGTATGGTCCCTACTTCACTACCCCCAACGCCCCTAGACCGCTCAGAATGCCACTCAGGGCTTCCTGGCTCAAAGTTTCCCAGCAGCTTTGCCCCATTTAGTATTTCTGGTGCGTAAATCTGCATTTTTCTCCTTTCACCGAGTAGCCTTACTTTATGCGATGGCTCGGACATTTATCAAGCGAGTATATGAAATTGTTATTTTCTATACAGGCTGTAGGCGGAGTAGAGTGCGAAAAGCACCCTGCCCTGTGGTATCCAGAGGACGAGCCAGACCCTACGGTGCGGCATCAGATGAGCGTAATTGCCAAAGGTATCTGCTACGACTGCCCCATCAAAAAACAGTGCTTTGACTATGCGCTACGCACTAACCAGCGACACGGCATCTGGGGCGGCACTAGCCCCGAAGAACGCTGATTTGACAAACTAAATGAGCAAGCCTAGATTGCTTGCATGATTTATCATCCCGAATACATAAAGCTTGCTGAGGCGATGGAACAAGCGCCAACAATCCCACCCTGCACCAATACCGACCCAGAGCTGTTCTTTCCAGATCAAGATGACGGAATCAATCTATACATGGTGGCCAAGCAACTATGCGCTCAGTGTCCAGTGATGAAGCAGTGCTTGGAGTATGCACTGAAAACCAATGAGGAGTTTGGCGTGTGGGGCGGACTAACGGCTTACGAGAGGCGGAAGCTCAAAAAGGGCGGGAAAATCACAGTGGCTAAAGCTACTCGTGCAGGACGAACATACGACTGGAGACGGGGAGATGTTCAGACCGCGATTGTTTACAAGGTGGCCTAACAGCAGCGCATGGCCGTTGTCACACCTGTAGATAACGAACCTAGTCTTTTTTGAAAGCAACTGAAGTCAGGATAGACAGCAGGCCAGCACCTAGCGATACCGATGCCAGGCCAGCCCAGTCAATTGCAAATAGTCCGATTGAGCCAGTTCCGAGAACGGCGATTGCGGATTGAGCTACTGTCTTGATGGCGCGCTCGCCAGCGTAGCTCCAGAATTCCAAACTAAAAATCTTCATTGTCCCTTTTCCTTGTCTTTACATCTTCGTATGTAGCAAATGCAGTATAGGCGGTCAGAATAATGCTTATCAAGGCGACACCGCCGATTATTAGTTCCCTGCTGACCGAACTGTCAGAAGCGTAGGTAGCTGCACCAAACAGAATCATCAGGGCAGATAGAGCAAAGCTCATGTAGATCAGCCTGCGGCGGTGCTTCCAGCTAGGCATCGAGACGCTCGTCAATGAACTTTTCAGGGTCAAAGACAGTGCCGAATGTTACCGATGTGACCCTTGGGCCGATTGTTAGATGGAGATGAGCGCCCTTGGAAGCTGACCCCGTGTTGCCTACTTTGCCGACTGTCTGGCTTTGAGTAATGACAGTTCCTGGTTTTAGTTTTGGCTGCTCCTGCAAGTGGCAGTAGCCAATGTAAACAACTTTGTCATTGATTGAATCCCAGGCAGTCTGCACCAGCACCCAACCGAGAATACTTGACCATTTGACAACCTGCACGGTTCCACCGCTAACGGCAGGAATGCGTGTGCCTTCTTTTGGTGCGTAGTCCAGTCCACGGTGCGGGATAACACGGCCCTTGATTGCACCGAATCGGGAAGTAATTGTCTTTTTAGAGAATGGGTGTCTCATCGCAGAATGGCCCAGATAGCAGCTATGAATCCTGTAATGCCAGAACCTAGCGCTGTAAAGACTAGCTTCTCAATCCACTCCATGCGAGCAAGCTTCTGCTCTACGCGATTCATACGGGCAGGCAGGTCTTTGAGGTTCTTGATGTCTGCGACTATTTCAATCTGAATAGCTTGAAGCTCTAAAAGCTTCTCATAAATGTCTTTTTGAGTTATGCGGACGCTTGATGTTTCTTCTGGCATAGTTCTATTTTATTCTCTTTAGTCGCCTAGCTGGGCTTTGGTATAACGCACGATTACAAAACCACTACCACCAGCGCCCCCACAGCCACCACCACCAGCACCTTGGTATTGACCACCAGAAGTTCCAGCCGTCAAAAATAAACCTTTTCCTGTTCCTCCACCGCCAATGCCGCCTGTTCCTCCAGAAGCTCCACCAGATCCTCCTGCACCACCACCACCACCAGCTACATAAGCTTCAAGTCCGCAAGTTGTTGTCCAGGATGAATAAGTGTTTGCACCAGCTCCACCCGCACCACCGACAGGGCTTGATGGATCCGAGCCATTGCCACCAGCAGACGCTTTACCACCACCTCCACCACCTGCACCGTTACCACCATTGGCAGTTACACCAGTTCCACCATTGTTACCTTGACCAGATGTTCCAGTTCCACCAGCCATACCAGAAGCACCAGTTGGAGTGCCACCACCTCCACCACCTGAGCCACCATTTGATCCAGCAGTCCAGAAATCCCCACCTTTTCCACCGCCCGTTGCAGCAGTTAGTCCTTGGAAAGATGAGTTACTACCATTGGCTTGAGTAGCTCCACCAGCACCAACTGTTACTGAAAAACTTCCCGTAAGTCTTTGATCTGTATAAACAATGTATCCACCAGCTCCTCCACCACCCGCGCTTGTGCCGCTTGATGTTCCGCCGCCACCTGCTCCTCCAGCAAGCACAAGAATGTCACACTTTAGTGAACTATTGGTTACGGTAAATGTAGAAGTGGATAAAAAGCGGCGATAGTAATAAGTGCTATCAGAGTAGAGGTCCCCGCCGCTTACAGTTGGGAAAACATCCGAACTGAGAATGGCTACGGGAATCATACGACTACTTTACCAATAACCCTGTATTGATTGGCGGCGGTCTTGATAACTGCCGCAGCGGTGTATGGCGAGTCCATAAGGAAAGAAATAGCCGTTCCAGCCGTGCCTACACCAGCCCAAGAGGTTACGCCAGTTCCAGCCCTGAGCGTCACAATCCCAGTCGAATTATTTATGACTTGAATCATGTCACCGATTTCAGTCAAAACATCTGGAAAAGTTACAGTAGCAGCGCTAGTAAAGTTTAGAACGGTGTTCGAGTCACCAGATGCTGCTGTATAGGCGGCTGATTTGTTTGTCAGAGTAGTTGCAATAAATTGAGCATTCATGTCACCGAATGCTGGCTTTGCAGTTCCACCAGATACAAAAGCTTGGCCTGCGACACCAGCAGTTCCAGCAGCCGTCAAGAGGTTTACCCAGTTACTGCCGTCATAGTATTCAATGACATTGCTATCGGTTAGGTAAGAAACCATTCCTTCATCTGGTGATACAACAGCAGATGAGCGAGCAGCAGAAGTAGAAAAGACCATCAGTGATTGATCTTGTAGATAATTCTGAACATTGCTGGCAGTTAGAATTTCGCCAGGTGTCCATGTTCTGTAGCCGCTCATAGTCGTCCTAGATAGTTAGTTGAACAAGGTCCCAGGTTTGTGTTTCTTCATTCCAAGTGTAAATAGCCTCTGCATCGCCTGGGTAAGGCACTGGTGCTTCCCATTGGCAAGTTTCTTCATTCAGAAGCCATGATGGGTATGGCTGTGGCGGAATAAAAGCATCTAGCTCATCACTGTAGCTGTATCCGATACCTGCGTAATTCTTGCGAATGTTCCCATTGTAGGAAGTGCGAACGCAACGTTGTTTGCGGAATTCGCCATACCAAACTTCTGGGTGCTTGCCCTGAATAAGCTCAGTCTCGTCAATGCCAACAATGACTTCAGTAACGATGTTGTTTTCGTCTAAAAATGCGTAATGTGCCATGTTATCCTCTCGTCTATTCTAGCTAAAACTGATTGAACCAGTTCCAGCGGTGAAAGTTGTAATCTTGAATCCTCCGCTAGTCGAAGTGCTGAAGGTCAATCCAGACCCACCGCCTATGGTAAGTGTATCTGGGTATTTAATAATTACAACACCAGAACCACCGTTGCCACCAGATCCAGAGCCTCTAGAGCCACCACCGCCACCACTTCCAGTATTAGCAGTTCCAGCTCCACCTGCTACTGGGAAACTAGTTCCTGTATAACCATTTCCACCGCCACCAGTGCCACCAGTGCCACCAGAACCAGCCGATGAGGTGCTAAAAGTTGCACCACCACCTCCACCAGCTCGAGTTACCGCAGAGCCTGTTATAGAAGAAGAAACGCCATTTCCTCCATTACCACCGACATTGCTTCCTCCATTTGCACCATTAGCAGAAGCTCCACCTCCACCACCCGCAGCAGAAGCATTGGTTCCACCCGTGGATGCGCCACCACCAGCGTATCCTTGATTTGCAGTGCCAGCTTTTCCAGGATTGGCTACAGTTCCTGCACCACCACCACCACCAGAACCACCAGTTGTAGCATTATCGGCGTTGTCATAACCACCACCTCCACCAGCAGTTGAAGTAATAGAACCAAATACAGAATTGCTAGCTGCACCTGGGGCCGCTGTTGTTCCAGCACCTCCAGCACCTACTGTCACCGTGTAGTTCGTTCCAGTTGTTATTGCTAAAGGCAGCTCCGCACTTGCTCCCCCACCTGAATTTTCGCCAGATACAGAACAACGATATCCACCAGCTCCACCGCCACCGCCAATGTTTCCACCACCGCCGCCGCCGCCAGCAATTACTAAATAAGTAAGAGCAATTTGTGTCAAATTGACATTGCCCGTTCCCGCGGTAAATGTAGTAATTTTAAATCCACCTGAAGTAGATGTAGATGCAGTTAGACCTGCTCCGACATTTAGTGTGTAGGTGTCTGGGTATTTGAGAATAACTACACCAGATCCACCGTTTCCGCCATCTTGAGTTCCATCAAAAGTTCCACCACCGCCGCCGCCACCACCAGTGTTGGCAGTTGCATTTGATCCAGTTGTAAGCTTTCCACCAGCGCCACCGCCACCAGTTGCGCTTCCAGCATTTCCAGCATTTAAGTTTCCACCCCCGCCACCACCTCCGCGGGCAACGCTTGTTCCTGTGATACTAGAACTGATTCCTGCACCACCAGCACCAGAATTACCACTAGAGTCATTACCACCAGTGCCCCCAGCGCCACCGCCACCTGCCGACATTTGATTGCTATTTATGGATCTAACATAATCTCCGCCTTTATAGCCTTGATTAGTAGTTCCTGCCGCACCAGTCTGAGTTGAACCATCTCCACCCTGACCACCACCAGAACCACCAGTCAAATCAGAACCAGCATCATTTACACGACCACCACGACCACCACCTGTAGCAGTAATGGCTCCAAAAACCGAATTGCTACCGCTGCTTCCTGCGGTTGAAGCAGAACCACTCTTTGTGCCGCCGCCTCCTACCGTTACGGTGTAAGAAGTTCCAAGCCCTGCATAGAATGCGCTTTCGGCAGATGCACCGCCACCTGAAGATTCGCCAGAAACATTTGCGCGATAGCCACCAGCTCCACCACCACCGTGACCACCACCGCCACCACCCGCAATTAGCAGATAGGTTACAGCAACAGTATTTACAAATGAAATGCTGCCTGTTCCAGCAGTAAAGCTAGTTACATTGAAGCCACCTGATGTAGATGTTGTAAAGGTAAGACCGCTACCATTAGAGATTGCGTAGGTGTCTGGGTATTTTAGGATTACGATTCCAGAGCCGCCAGAGCCACCATTACCATCGTTTCCACCATTGGAACCACCACCACCACCACCACCACCAGTATTAACAGTTCCGTTTCCAGCGGTTGTATTTGTAGCTGTTCCAGCGCCACCGCCACCAGATCCACCAGAGCCAGCGGTATACCCAACTTGAGCGCCACCGCCGCCACCTCCAGCACGCGTAACAGAGGAACCAGTAATTGAAGAAGCAGAACCAGCACCACCATTACCAGCTACACCAAGAGCGGTTCCGTTGCCACCTACGGCAGAAGCTCCACCGCCACCTCCGCCAACGTAACCAGAAGCAAAATTACCGTTTCCACCATTGTTACCTTCGCCGCTAGTTCCAGCTCCTCCGTTAGATTGAGCAGCACCACCGCCACCAGAACCACCAGAACTTCCATTACCTAAGCTGGATGGCGCACCACCACCACCACCAGTAGAAGTTGTAGAACTGAATACTGAGTTTGAACCATTAGCACCATTAGCCGTTCTACTAGTCGAACCAGCGCCACCAGCACCGACTGTTACGGTGTAACTCGTTCCAACGGTGAGCGATTGTGCAGTTAAGGTTTTATAGCCACCAGCACCGCCACCTCCAGCTTCACGGCGACCTCCACCACCTCCACCAGCAACAATTAGAGCATCTACCGTAAGCGACACGGCTGACTCATAAAACTTTTTCCAAGAACCGCTTATTTTTGAATAACCTTCAGCTACTTCTTTCCAAGAGCCGCCAACGCGAGCATAGACGGCATCTATCTCATACCAAGTAGCGCTTACTTTGCCGTGTGCAGTCACGAACTCCCCTTATGGTGTGTAAACCAGCCAGACATCTCCATCCATACCTGTTGCCGTTCCAGGTGTGGCTGTGGATAGCGTTATGTTTCTTACTACTGCTGAACCAGCAGTTGCGGTTGAAACAGTTCCATTATTGCGTAAAACTCGTGCGTCTAGCTGCGTCTGAATAGCTGATGTCACGCCATCTAGATAACCGATTTCTGTAGAGCTTACTGACCCGATAGAGGTAGTGGTTGGCAGGAAGGCAGTGCCGCCTACGCCAAGGTTGCCCGTGACTGTTCCAGCAGCAATTGTGGCTGTTCCCGTAAGGCTAGGTGAAGCGAAGATAGAGGCAAGATTGACATTCAGCGTTACATCGCCAGAAGATCCGCCACCAGTAAGGCCAGTTCCAGCCGTAACTGCTGTGATGTCGCCAGGGCTTGATACATCTACCCAAGCGCTGCCGCTGTAATACTGAAGCGTGTTTGTGTCTGACAGATAAGAAATCATGCCCTCTGCAACAGCAGAGCCTAGAGCCGTAGAGCGAGCAGCCGTTCCAGCGTAGACCTGAACTACCTGGTCTTGGACATAGCTCTGGAAGTCATCGGCAGTGACGATTTCATTTACAGCCCAGTCTTTCCAACCTGCCATTATTACTCCTAGTAAGCCAGTGAATTGCCCGCACTCAGTCTACCAAAGATGATGTCGGATAGTCGCCATGGGCTGACTTCTAGGCTTCCTAGACCGAATGTTATTTGGTGGCTGTCTGGGACAACATTGTGTGAGATACGGATTATTTCGGCGGTCCTTTCGATTGGAGCGCCAACGCCATTAGGGGTGAACTTTAGGAATACTGCATCTCCTAGGTCTGCCTCTAAAAGCTTTGTTTTGTCAGCAGGGTCAAGTTTGTCTAACTGAACCGTAACCCTGTCAAATCTGTATTCTGGCTGGCTGTATTTAGCCGCCAAGAAGGTAGCTAGGTTTACTGCGTCTGACTGCTCATCCATCAACAAATCGCTAACTGAATAAGTCAAGATACCGTATTGGTCTTGTGATTCTAAATCTGCTGCTGTAACCGTAACACCATCTTTTTGTGAAAGCGTAATTGCGTTGTATAGCAACTCAGAGCCGTATAGAACCTCTAGGTTTTTGTATGGAATTCCTGTTCCATCATCAGCAAAAGTAATGTCAGTATCGGTAGTCCTTCTGTATCTGCCAACAAACTCAGCAAAGCCATCTCGGTTTACAAAGAAGAATCCAGGCTCGCTTTGAGCTACCTGCTGAATGTAGCTAAGAGCGTTTGTTCCCTCGCTAATAGTGTCAGCTTGTAGCAGCGTCTCACCAGTGTCAAGCGTTCTAATTTCAGCAGGCCAGTTGACTTCTGTTTTGTTTAGAATGCTGTTGATACGCGGACCTGGGAATTGAGTGGTGTTGGTAGCCGATCCTAGGGACTGGTTGGCCAGCAGGTATGTGTTGTCGGAACAGACTGCCATAGCCTGTGAGCGACCAGAAACCTCATAGCTGAGGTCCCAGTCATCAATGCTACCTGTATAGATACGGCTGCCGTCTACGCTAATACGAACAGCGCGTCTAGGGATAATCTGACCGAAATACGGGCCATCAGCATACAACGGGTCGTAGCGCCTATCCTCATTATTCAAGGTGATTGCAGCGTTACCAGCACCGTATCTGTCAAGCTGTCTATTCTTACCGCGATTTACGCTGAAATCTACAACATCGTCTGTAACATCAAAAAACAGCGCTCCACCCAAGACATACTGAGTAGAGTCCAGCAATCCTTTGACTGGATCATCAAGCTCAAGAAATACCGTGTTTTCGGCATTGGTTAGGTCAAAACCTATTTCAACCGTGTAGTTCTGGGCCATTAGCTTCCCGACCTAGCAAATACCGTTCCAGATGAGCGTTCGTATTTTAGGATTTCATTTACTATCTGCTGACCAATCTGAGTGCCATCTGCGCCTAGACCAGCATTGACAACCAACTCAAAGTAGTTCTGAACTGCACCGCTGCCTAGCGCGCCAGCCCTAGGAATCAGCTCAGCCGATGATAGACCCGAAACAATGCCACCTAGGTCAAAGCGCATACCTGCAAGCAAGTCAGTCTTGATTGCCTCAAAGACATTGCGCTTGAACAAGATACCGATGCGAGCAGCTTCGCCCTTGACAACATCCATTGCGGCAGTTGCGCCATCAATCAGCTTTTGAATCTGCATGACTGAAGCAATGTCAGCAGTCTGCGCCTTGGTTACAGCGCTTTCAGCTTCCTTTAGAACTTGCTCAGCAGCTTTAATAGGAATGTCAATTGCAATGTTTAGGCTGTTCTTGAAAGTCTCGCTAAAAGTCTTAGCCATTTCAATGGCTTGGTCATAAAGCTGCTGTTGTTCTGACCGAATTCCGTCTATTAGACCGAATGTCATGTCCCGACCTGCGTCATACATTGTCTGACCAACATCCAAG